AGCAACATTGATTAGATCTATTGCATCTCCACTTGGTTTTCCGAAATATCTTGCAGGGTCTTTAAGACATAATAACTTATAGACAATATAAGCACAAGCAACAGTAGAGGTGAAGTCCTTCCCACTGCCCTTCCCAAGTTGTAAAATGATTTCGTTTTTTGTGTATTTTTCATAATACCTTGCCCCTTCCTCTTCTCCCATAATGTTTTGTAAATCTTCTTTACGATATATCTGACTCATAGCCTGAACTATATCGTACTGAATATCAGATAATCCTGGCTGACCTAAATAGTCTGGTGATTCAACAAATGTCTTTGCATCTACTGGGGTTTCTTCAAAATGGTTATCGGCAAGGGCTTCAAGAAAATCATTGAACATCGTGGACAATTGTAATCACTTCATCCTTTTTAGCAATATCAGAAAGCCTACGCATGATCTCATCACGTATTTGTGGATATTCAGAAGCAATATCACGAAGAATTCCCATAAGTATTTCTTGCTTTTTTTCTATCTGCAACATTTCTTCTGCTAACTCTTTATTTTCTAATAGACCTGCTTTTTGAAGCATATCAATTCTTTTAGACTCAATATCCATAACAAGTTTTATGGCTTGTGTCTTAGCGCCTAAATTATTAGTCAGGCTGGCTTCATCTATAACTTCGTATGATTTTGCAATTAATTTGTTATAGTGAGTATCAGCAATAGCAAGTGCTTCTTTTGCACGAGCACGAATAGCATCATTAGCAGATGCCATAACTTTCCATTCATTAATATGCTGAACTACACGATTTCTTGGAATTGCCAAATCTTTAGATATTTTGGTAGCATCATTACCCTTTAGATATTCTCCTACTACTGTGTTAAGTTCATCAAGATGCTTGACTAAATCTTCTTCAGTTGACATGATTCTCTTTCATATAAAAATCATACACTTCTGTTGACCAAAAAGAATGATATGCGGTTCCATAATGTATTTTATCCCTTGCAACCAAATAAAACTTATCTTCTTTATTTTTCATCTTATAACTCTGTATCCAGTCTGGTGAAGGCCATGTAGTCTTATAAACTGAATCTAGTTCTACTGCATTGCTATTTAAAAAATTTGCCATTGGAGGGGACCAGGAAAATATAAATAATTGTATGTTATTCATTTTACAAAATGTTTCTAGCATTAATAAATATTGATATATATATATAAATTTTTCATAAATAATTGCTGAATCAATTGTGTTTTGAAAGGGCATAACAGAATGAAAATATTTATCTTTAAAATATTCGAAGTTTTCCATTTTGTTCAAAGATATTTTATCTTTCCATTCTGTTTCTTCTGAAACTATGTTTTCTATTACAGTATAAAATCTACAAACATCTGGCAAGTTTAAAAAGATTACATCTGGTTTAGAATAATTATTTATGTATCTGAAAATATCTGCTACAATCTGAAAAGTACTAATTGCTGGCAGACTGATATTATAATAACCCGAAACTTTTTCTTTTTCTTTTATTTTATTATAAACTAAATAGGGCCATATTTCTTTAGAATAAAGACCTGTCCCATAGGTTACAGAGCATCCAGCAAATAATATATGTTTTCCATCATGCTCTTTTTTAAATTCATCAGATCTAAAATTTTGAGAATTCAAAGTCAGGGTATCAGGTTCATCAATATAATTAATAATCCATGGTTCATAATTAATATCGTCAGCGTCTAATTGATCAAACACAAAGGCATGATTCCTACTCGAAATAGATTTTAATTCTTTACCAAAAGCATTTAAAATTTTTACACGAGAAGAAACATTAAGATTCATACATCCAGAATAATTTGTTAAAAAAGTGTTTAGATTTTTTTTGTATGACATAATTATTGATTATGATCCTTTTTATACCAAGAATATGCTAACTCAGCCCAAGCATACTGATATGCAGTCCCCTCATGTACGCCATCTCTTGAGGTGATTGTAAAATTATCATTTTTATTTAACGATATGTACTCAAACATTAAATCATTAGTTAATTTTATATCATTTTTAGTCCTAGAAATGTTTTTAAATGAATCCAAGTCTGTTTGATCTAAAAACCAATTTGTGCTTAAGTTATGAGAGAATATATATAATTCTATATTATTTGCTTTACAAAATGTTTCTAGCATCATTAAATATTGATACACATATATAAATCTTTCAGCATGTATTAAGTGGTGCTTTTCTACAGGCTTTTGTTCCGCCCATGCAGATTTTGGTCTTATGTTATCATCTTCTGCATTTGATGGAACTGTATGATGCCAACTAGGAAATGTTTTTAAAAAATTAAATTCTTTTGTAAAATCAAGAACATGATCTTTGTAAATAGGCATTGAGTAAAATCTTGATAAATTGGGTAAATTTATAAATATTGTATCTGGCTTTGAATAAGTATCAATATATTTAAAGATATCCGCAACAATATTAAAAGTTCCTATTCCCGTAATTGCTAAATTATAATAACCAGAAACTTTTTCTTTTTCTTTTATTTTATTATAAACTATCCATGGCCAAATTTCATTATTGTAAAGGCCAACACCATAAGAATTTGAACATCCAGAAAATAATATGTGCTTTCCTTCATGTTCTTTTTTAAATTCATCAGATCTAAATAAAAGTGAATTAACCTGAAGGGGGTCTGGAGAATCTACATAATCTAAAATCCATGGTTGGTGTCCTGCTATGTGCTCCAAATTTTGATATGGTAGTCTATTTTGAGAAACGCTTCTAATCTCATCTATGCTTTTATTAAATGAAAATACTAGTTCTGGAAAAGAAAATCCTACTAAATTTTTATTGAGTGGATTTTCTACTCTTTCTCCGACGTTTACATCTACTTCAGGAATATTGTGATATTTTAAGGTTCTCATAATATTATTATATCACTCCCCGTTTTTTGCTTTTGCTATTTTTAATAATACTAAATATCCTATTAAGTCATCAATATCGTTATCACCTGGGTAATCTGTACCCTTCATAAGCCTATTTAATTTATCATCAATACGGACATGGAGTTGTTCTCTTGGCCCCGCTTTTGAAAATATACGCACAGGATCAAGGGCTGAATTGCCGTAAGCGATATTTTTCTTAACAAGCATATGTGCAATTTCATGGCAGGTCTCTAATATTTCTTTTCCTGCCTCTGTGCCTACTGTAAGTAAATATAAATCATCACATTTAAATTGTTGTGAATCTGGAAATACTGGCTCTAAACTCATCTCTTTGACTTCCTTAATCCAAATTTGGCAAGGTAAACGTAGATTGTCTCTACACTAGCCCCACACTCTTTTGCTATTTCTTGCGGAGTCTTTTTATCCATAACATATCTTTTACGAAGCCAAGACTCATTTGTATACAGTTTAGCAGACATGCCTACTCCTTGTCAACCCCAATAGCCTTGTGCCAATTGTTTATTGACCAATGTCCAATACCACAGGCGTCTGCGACATCGTTATCATCAATTTTTTTATTATAAATAACATCCAATAATCGTATTGTTCTTTGCTTTCTAAAATCTCTTTCATATGACTTATACCAAGAGTCTGACTTTCCTGGATTAGAGGATCTTATCTTAAACTGTTCTTCTTTGGTTAATCTTTTATTTCCTAAATAATTTTGCCAAGTTATTGGGGATACTTTCCCTATTATCTTAATACCAGCCAGCCCCGCACCTCCAAGAATGCCTCCTTGTATTAGGGCAAGATCTGCTGCAGTTTTTGGAGAATTCATAAATACGGTATGTTCAATAACAATGGCATCCACTGAATTATAATAATCAAATAACGCTTTAGACTTTTTGCAAGCATCAGTTATTTTTTCATATACATCATTACCCTCAAATGTTATTTTGCCGTAGCACTCCAAGTTTTTATATGAGTAAATAGCAAATGCAAGATTATTTGTACTAGCATCAATAGAACATATCGTTTTGGGCAAACTATTCATTAAGCAGCCTTTTTATTTGTCTTAATGTTTTATTTACTTCAGAAGGATTGATTAAGCAATTATTACATAATGGCTCATCATTGTAAATAGATAAACTTGTTTTACACATTTTACAAGTTCTATCCTTCCCTTTTCGTTTTTGCCTTCTTTGATGAATATATCTTTGTGCTATTTTTTCTTTTGTTGCATCAGTTCTGCATGTTTCTGAGCAATATATTTGATAGGAAACACTTCCCTTAAATAATTTATCGCACCAATTACAGTTCTTCATCTTTTAGCAACTCCAGAGGTTTAAGTTTAATTGCCCCTGTCTCTGCTTCAGCACATGCCTTTTGAATTGGACACACTTTACATATTTTAGAATTAGATCGATATGGCTTCTGTGGAAGTTGTTGATCTTTCCAATTCTTATATACTTCTCGCATCCAATCAAATGCCTGGTCTACCCACCGACGGTAATGATCGTTTACTAATACTGGTAAAGTTAGCAACTCATGATTATTTTTATTTTCATAAATCATTACACCCTTGCC